GATGCCATTTGTGTGGCGTGATTATTACATTTGTAGAAGTGTGCTCGAACTTATCGGCGGTAGCGTCATTCAATTCTATGACTAGCTTACCTGCTTTAATACTCATGGTAACAAATTCTATGGCTGCAGTATCTCCGCAGCTCCAAATCCCATAAGTTCCTGTGATGTCGGGGATATTTACCCATGCTGAAATTGTGCCAACTGTGTCGCCTGCAGATACTCTTGCAGCTGCAAAAACATCTATTAAAAATGCTTGGTCGCCTGTTGCTATAAGTTTAATTGCATGCCTAGAAGGATAAAGACTTCCTACTGTGTGAATAATATCGCCTGCTGCCATGTTAAGATTTTACTATTATTCCCGCTTCTTCCATAGCATCAATTAGATGATTAACTGGTGCCTTTTGGTCTGAAGAATTAGTAGCTGTTGAATCTGCTATTGCCGGCTCGCTTGGTTCATCTCTTTGGCTTCTTCCCATTGTCTTTACCTGTTTTTTCTTTTGGTGCTTCCTTAGCTAGCTCTGGGTATCTTGCTGTTAGTTGGTCTGCATGAACTTTGTCCTTTAATTCTAAGAACTCATTATACAGAACCTTTGCGTTTTCTAATGTCATTTTGATTATGAAGCGCTAGAAAGTACATGGATTGCTCGAGGGTGTGCAAGTAATCCTTCGCCTTCTTCCCAACATCTTATTTTCTTGCCGATTCCCGGCTCGTCTATTACTGCTGTGGTGATAGGCATGAATGACTTCCATATTACTGAACTGGGTAAGAATGTGATTACCCAATCTGCGGTTGCTTGTGGGCTGACTATGAGTTTCAATCCTAGTAGTTCCATAACCACGCCTCTTCTTACTTTCTCGGTGGCAAATGGGGGTATGCTTGAGCCCTTAACATTGATTAAAAAATTCAATAATGATTTATGCTCTAGTTGATTCATAAGACAATAAGCTCCCTCTGGATTATATCCGCTTGCTAGTATCTCCATCTTTGCATTTAGTAAATCTGTGATAGGGTTGCATGTTGCAGTTGTTGACCATCCAGCTGTGGCTGCGGTGGTGTTTAGAGTTGTGCCCGGATTAGGCGTCCCAGATGTTGCAGTTGCATTTGTAAGAACGTCATAAACTCGCCTGTCCACTTTAAAGTGAACTGCCTTTACTAATTCTCTAACATTGCCTGCAAGGATATCTACGTCTGAATCCTTAATGTCTTCGATAGAAATCAAAGGAGATTCAACGAAATATTTTTTAACGTAAGATGTTTGCCTTTCCCAAGATTGCTCAATAGCAAAAGGTCTAGATTTAAAAGATGTATTGCTCATGTGAGATGTGGTTATTCCCTGACTTACGGGGGTGTCTAAAGGGTTCTGAGCTGTTGCCAGAGTTAAGCCTTTTCTGTACCATCTAATCTCTCTTGATTTGGTTGTAGATTTAGTAATGTAATTTTTAAATGTTGGCGTTAATTCGCCGAAGCCTTTAGCCAGCTTATCGATATTAATTCCTCTGATGTCTCCTTCTGCTGCTGTGTCGTATGTCATTTAATTAACCCTCCCTAATTCCATTAGGAAAAATTCTGTGTCGGCTGCTGTTGATAAAGCACATCCATAATTATAACCTAAGTCGCTGTCATTAGCTGTAGTATTTTTAAAATTGTTTAGGGCTACTATCCCAACTGGAAGTCCAACTGTGACGCCGCCTGCTCCTGCTTCAACTTTGAATATGCCTCCTCTATAGACTGCGATTGATAGCTTGCCATCGCCAGAGATTTTCTCCTCTGCTGCGATTCCACCAAATAAATCGTTGTCTGCTCCACTTGCGGCTACTGTGAAAGGTGTCGATAATTTGAGAACTGTTCCTTTTGGAATGGCTGCATCTGCGCAAGTCATCATAATAGGCAAATCAGTTTCAACCATCAACTTTGCGACTGTGTTTGCTCCCATATTGTACACTAGAATAGCTTAACTATTTAAACTTTTCCTTTTCCAACCTTATTCTTGTTCTGGCGTGAGAGATGATAACTTCATTTATCTCGATTTCTCGTCTGTTGTTGAGGATTTCCCCCTCTGCTTTCTCTTTCATCTCTGTCCAAAATATTTCTTCCTTGCTGCCAATTTTGACACCTAAATCTTTTGGTTCTTTCATGTTGGCACTGTTCCCTTTAAGACTTGGGCTGTGTATTCTTCTGGCGTCATTTCTTTCTTTGTTGGTTGCCCTGCGTCTGTCTTGCCACCTAGAGTTTTCTCGACGTTTAGTGCTTCCTGTCTATCCAAAAGTGTTGCTAGAACTTTGTTAGCTTCTTCCTGTCTGATTGCAGCTGCTTCCGCTTTGCTTATTAAATCTGTCGCTGACCCATTCCTATCCGCAGGATCAGGGATGGGTGTTTCTTCGCTTGGTTTTATTTCTGGTGTTGGTAGCGGTTGTTCTGCCGCCGGTACTGTTTCTTCTTCCATTTTATCGCCTCATTTGTTTTTATAATAATCCGAAATTTAAGTTTGATGGTCTGTTATTGTCTGCTATTTGCTGGCTCTTTTTCCTGTATGCAGTCCAAAAATCAGCTATTGCTTTTCGGTCTGCTGCTTCTAGTTCTCTTTGTTTTGCTGCTTGTGCTGCCCAATATTTAGCATCCTCATTTCTTGCCTTGATTTCATCTGCCCTGTTTTTTCCAGCTGCTGTCTGTGCTGCCGCTTTGGCTTCCTGCTCCCATAGAACCATTTTTTTTCTTTCAGAATTGTAATAATCTACTGAGGCTTTATCCATATCAGATTCTTCCTGTCTAACCCTAGCCCATTTGTCGTCGTCTGTTTCCCCTGTTTCTTGCTGGATTATTGTGTCCTCAATTATTTTATCATAAACTTGTGTTGAAGCTATGGCAGCCTTAACTATGTTTTTATTTGCATTGATAATATTAGCATAAGGTATGCTGTCCCAAACTTTAGCCCATCCCGTCGGGTTGAGTATTTCATCTTGTAGTCGGTTTAGTTCTTCCACCATTTCCAAATTACCGCTCTGGACCGCCTGCCATCTTGCCCCACCAATGGTTTGGTTAACTGCTTCCGATACGTTTAGAAAATCTTTAAATGGGTATGATGTAACTGCTCCGATAAAAAGTGCTGCTGCTACTGTGAACCCTGATTTTACTAGCAATTTTTTTGTTATTGTAGCGGTCTTTGTATTTTTTACAAAGCCACCAAATGACGCTGCTGCTTCTTTTGCTCCCCCTATTGCTGCCCCCATTGGTTTTGGGCCGGTTAGACCTGTACTCCCTAAATGTAATACTCCTAATATTTGGAGTGCGTTTACTGATTCTAATTGAATTGGTTTCCCTGTGATTATGTCGTTAACTGTTCCAGCTGGGACAGTAAAGGCTTTCATTATTTTTGAGCCTATTGTACTGATAAGGCTTTTTTCTTCTGGTTTTGCTGTTGGTGGGATTCTACCTGCTGCGGCTGCTGTTTTAAAGGCTTCCGTTTTATCCACTATATTTGTTTCTACTGGCTGCTGCGTAGAAGGTGTTACCTTTGATTTTGCTGGTGTAAACCAGTCTGGGTCTGATTTATATCCTGCGGTAGTGTCATGTTTTTGATATGATTTGTTAGAGCTTGATTTGTTAGAGCTTGATTTGTTAGAGCTACTTTTATCTTCTTTCCTTGTGTCCCTGGATTCGCTCCATTTTCCTGTCTTAGGGTCTTTGCTTCTATATGTTGCCATTATTTCATTTTCTCCATTACCAATACTAATGCTTTAGTATTATTTTTAATAACTTTCTCAGTCCTGAACATAAACCATATTGATATGAATATTGGGAATCCTACTGTCTGAATCATTTGTACTGCTTCGTTCACTTCTTCCCCTCCAATTCTTCTGTAGTGTCATTAGGTTGTGTTGCTGGTTCTATTGGTTCTTCTTCCACTTCGTCTGTCTCTGTAGGTGTGTCGCTTACTGCTTCATTTTGTAGGCTTGCAGGGAATGTCAAATTGATTTCTAAATTTAATTGTCCTAGAACTTGCTCCTCTATGTAGAGCTGGGCGGCTTTGACGCTCTGCTCGAATGCTAGATAAACAATCTTTCCGCTTGCGTCTGTAAATTCTTTAGCGTTCCCGATTATTATCTGAGGAACATTTACTGTCTGGAAAAAATAATCATTTAGTTTATCAATCCATGCCAATGGATTGAGTGTCGCATTGGCTGCGATTGTTACTGCTTCCGGTTCCACAACTCCTTTAGGTACAAAAAGGTTCTCCCCGTCTTTCCTTGCGTCGTTGTACTTTGTTTTGATTGTTGCTATTTGTGTTGGGTCGTCTGTGTCTAAATGGAATATAAAAAGGGGCTCTACATTTCTGTGCATAACTTGCTTCCAATCTGCCATAGCTTCATTTCTAGCGTCGATAATCCATTTTACGGAATCAATGACGCTGATACCATGCAGTTCGTCTGCGATTCTTTCCCTTGACAAATGGAATATTTCTTCTGGCTTGAATTTGATTTTGCCATTCTTTACTAGGAATTCATATCTTATAAATCTGCCTTGTTTGTTTTGTACTGATTTGATTTTGTCGGGAGATAAGGGCTTTAGATTTGCCAGCACTCCAGCTTTATCTCTGATAATTTCTGCGTAGCTGTCGCCATCTATCATGCAAACTTTAATTTGATTCTTTAGAATTCCTGTGAATGAATCTTTGCCATTTCCTTTGATTGTCATTAACAACATTTCTGTGGCTTCTTCTGCCTCTATCCCTGCCCCGATAGTCCACGTTGCTTTAGTATCTATTGCGACTTTTAGCTCGGGAATGGTTTTATAATATCCTAGATTCTGTGCCCATGTTTGGCTATGCCATTCCGTTTCTTTGCCCTCGCCTGCTGAATCTGTCGTCTGTGATTGTACCGAAAAATCTACTTGGGTGTTGCCTGCTGTGTCTAGGTTGGATATGTCAGTTTCTGGCATTTTCTAGTTTTTTTAATCTTTCCTCTAGCTCTTTTACTTTCTTTTCTGTCGGGTTTTCTTCCTTCGACAGGATTTTAACATTAATCCATTTAGATTTGTTTTTCGTCATTCTGTTCATAAACTGTGCTTACTTGCAAGTATAAATATCCTTGTACTGACGCTCCCAGTACTGTGCCTAAACCATCACCGCCCAGAACTAATCTTATTTCGTCCCCCGAATCGATTTGCTCTAATGAGAAAAAATAGGGTTTAGTTATGGAGGCACCTTGCTCTAATGTTACTGACACTGTATCTAAAGTAGTAGATTTAGTGAAATTCTGTAAAGTTAAAATTATATCTCTGTCTGCTACTAGCATGTTAAATGCTCCGATACTTATTTCAAATCCTAGGATAGCAATTCTGCCCGCCAATTGAGAAGTTTCCAAATTTAAAGTTCCAGCTACTGAAGTGCCCGGCGTAAATACTATAAGAGATAATTCTTGTGCCCTTCCAGAAAAAATATTCCCTTCTAGGAAACTATTTTTTCCAAACAAACCCCTTGAAATATTTAAAACCATTGTTTCACCGCAAATAATTTTCCTATCGAGGGGATTTTATCTTCGCCCTTTTTCTCGAATGGAGTTGCCATCCCTAACATCATTAATTCATCTCCTAAGTCCATGCCCCTGTGAAATACCTTGCCTAAGAGCCTACCATACTTACCGACCCTATTATCAGAATCAATTATAATATCCACTTCCTCACCTTCTAATCTATCCTTAACCCATGCTGCGACATCTTCCCCACCTTCGCTTAGTTCCTTTGTGTCAATCCCTAATAGTCTTAATGGGAATACAAAATCTCTAAAGTCTGTCTTCAGAGTGACTGTGTCGCCGTCATGGACTTTGACAACAGTTGCTCTGAAGTCTCGGGTTATTTGGGTATGAGGGGAAGTAAAACCAATTTCATCTAGCTGTTTGTTTGTTAGCTCTGGATAATTTTTGTAATCGTGATTAGGCATTTTTAATGAACTCCTGAGTTTTCTTGTCTCTTAGGATTGAGATATTTCTAAGTGCAATATCTCTGAGTACATTTATCATGTCTTCTGCTTCTATCCTGCTGGTGTACCCGGATAAGTCATAATTAATTCCTTCTATTGCTGCGAGACATGCTGCGGTATCTGTTAGTATTCCTTTAGTATCTACATTCAATGCAGCATATGCGTCGCTGAAATTGTATCGTGTAGCTGAATTTATAAACGCTTCAATATCGGGGATGATTGTATCGAACCAGCCTGCCCCTGAAACAGTTGCACTTACATTAGCACCACATCTCTTTAGAATCTGCGCGTCTGTTACAAAAACCCCTGCGTCTGCCATAATTAAGTCCTCAATATATG